CTATCCCATCTAAAGTTTATGGTGATAGAAGTATTCCTACTCCTCTGGGTGGTGGATTGTTTAGTGCAGACTATATGTATGGTAAGCAATCTGATATCTCTGCTGAAGTTGAATCTCTCACTACTAATGAAGGCAGGATCGTTAAGATCTTCCAGAGATTAAGAGTTGAGGGAGAAATTACTCAAGGTGCTGGTGGAGTCTTCCAGATTGGTGAAACAATTCAAAAACAAGGTGATGCATCAGTTGTTGGTGTTGTTTATGCAACACACACCGATCCTAATTATGAATATGTCGATATTGCTATGAATGCGGGTGCAGGTGCTTGGGCACTTCTCGATACAATGGAAGGTCAAACAAGTGGCGCATCAGCACAAATTGGAAATATTGACTTTAGACTGCAATTAATTGATACTAAGGGTATCTTTACACCTAATGTAGAATTCCTTGCTTACACTTCAGGAGCAACTGGAGATAGTGTCCAGCAGATTACAAATGAAGCGGCAGTAACGTCAAATGCTGGCGGTAAACTTACGCTTGATACAGATACAATCACTGGTGACTTTGAAAAGACTGCAGTTGTATATCCTGAAAGTTCTAGAGCATATGTCGATATTCAGCAATTTGCTGGCACAATCGATATTGAGGTTGGTGATAGAATTTCATCTCTTGGTCATGACAGATTTGCAATCTCGATTGTAAATAATTTGAATACATTTGAAGTTGGCAAATACATTTACAAGATTGTAAATGGCGCAAGAGATTCTCAAAATTATGCAATTGTTACTGAATTAGATCTTGATAATAATTATATCTACGCAACCGTGATTGAGGGAAGTATCACCAACGGTGATGAGATTGGATACTATCTTGAGGGTCAAGGATTCCCTGAAGGTCGTGCTCAAATTGTTGGTAAAACTTCCTACGCGGGCGCGGGTGGTGCATTGATTCAAAATATTGAAACCATTGGTATTTCTAAGAGACTTTATCTAAGTGATATTGTTGGATCTATCTCTGGCAGAGATAGTATCAAGTCTTCCAATGGATTCAAAGCATCGATCAATGAATATGTTGAGTTGAAGGCAAGAGTTAAGAGATTCTTCGTTGGTTTTGATGGCACTCAGACCACATTTGATCTGACGATTGATAATGGCAATCAATACATTCCAGACACAGAAGGTCACATCTTGGTCTTCATTAATGGCATTCTGCAACCTCCAGGTGCATCTGGTGGATACACTACATTCTCTGATAAGATTCAGTTTACTGAAGCTCCAACACAAGGATCTTCCTTCAATGGATTCTATATTGGTAAATTGAGACAGTTGGATGATATCTCGTTTGAATTTGACTCTCTACGTCAAACCTTCAACCTCAAGCGCGATGATATTTTCTACTCGCTAACATTGACGGAAGGTGTCCAGTCTTCTACGATTAGACCAGAAAACAATATCATTGTTTCCTTGAATGGTGTGTTACAAGAACCTGGAGTTGGTTTTGAGATTGTTGGTTCTAGAATCATCTTCTCTGAAATTCCTCGCGTTGGATCGACCTTCGTCGCATTCTCTTACGTCGGATCTGAAGCAGACGTTGACGCTGCTGAAGTTGTCCCACCAATCGAAGCTGGTGACTTCATCACGATTCAAGGTGAGACAGAAGATCGTGAAGTTGCGGTTATTGAATCTTCCAACTCTCTAATTACTTTCGACTATCTCGGGTCGGTATTCGGCACGGGTGCGGACGCACAGGTAATCTTGAATTCTGGATTTATTAGCGAGGTTAATGTTACTTCTGGCGGATCTGGTTATACCTCCAGACCCAATGTTAGAATTGACTCTATCAGCGGATTTGACGCAAATATCAAGGCACTAGTTGGCGTTGGTAGCGTGGTTGTTGGTAACGGCGGCACTGGTTATCAAAATCCAGAGGTTGCAGTTGAAACATCCGTACCTGATGACTGGACCGCACCTGATCTAAGTCTTTATGGCGAAGAAGCAATTGATCCAGAGATCCTATAAATAACTAAAAAAGTAGCGACACCAATGGCGTATCAGTCTCTAAATTTAGGCACATTTGCCAACGACAGTAGCGGAGATACTCTCCGCACTGGCGGTGATAAGATTAATGATAATTTTGCTGAAATTTATAGCGCCATTGGTAATGGCGTTAACACTCAGATTAGTTTGACTAGTGCTGCAACTAATCAGGTGTTGAAATATAATGGTGTGAATTTTGTCCCATCCTTCATCAATCAGTTGGAGACAAATCTGGATGTAAACAGTTTTAACATTGTTTCATCCGCAAATGGTAATATTAATGTCGCTCCTAATGGCACGGGAAATGTCACGATTGGTTATGGATCTAACACCGCAACATTTAATGGCACTGACAATCAAGTAGTTTTTCCAACTAATATTCTTTATAAGAATCAGTATAGTCTTCTTGCTAATGCACCAGCTCCTACAGGAAACCTGGGTTATTTTTATACTATCAATGGTGATGATAGTCCTTATGTAAACATGAATATCACTGCAGGTGGTGCTGGTGATAGTCGTGTAAAACTACTAACTCAATATTCTGGTATTGACGATCTTACTAATGTAGACGTTACTACAAACGCTCCGACAAACAATCAAGTCCTGAAGTGGAATGGGACAAATTGGGTTCCTGGTGATGATCAGTCGGGTCTTGCATCTATTAACCTGTTTTCTACTATTGATTCTGATAGTGGATCTACAACTGCAAATTCACAAACAGACACTCTTACAATCAGTGGTGGCACAGATATTGCCACTGCAATTGTTGGTGATGAATTAACAATCAACTATACTGGCACTCCCATCACAACATTTGCTGGGATGACCGATACTGATTTCACCTCAGGTATCGTCCAGGGCAACTCTCTGTTTTACAATGGCACTGATTGGACAGCAACAAATAGTCCAATCATTTGGTGGGAGTTATCGGCAAATCAGGCATCTGATTATACGTTTGATGGACCAGGATTCCCAACAACTGCTAATGATCCCACTCTCTATGTGTATAGAGGGTTTACATACGCATTTGATAATACGGTGCAAGGCACTTCACATCCATTTAGAATTCAAACCACTCAAGGTCTTTCTGGTAATCCTTATACCGATGGTCAGTCTGGAAGTGGAACTGCAGTCTTGTATTGGACAGTCCCAATGGATGCTCCAAATGTATTGTATTATCAGTGTACTATCCATGCACTTATGAATGGAACTATCAACGTAGTAAGTTAATTAAATGGCTAGAGAAATTCCTGGATCGGGCGCAGTAATCGAGCCAATTTTTAATGATGTATTTGGAGTAAGATCGGTTATTGTAAAAGAAGGTGGAAGTGGATATGTATCTTCCGACCCTCCTAGACTTACTGTATCTGGTTGTGGCACTCCAGATCAAGAAGCATTATTATATCCAATCATTGACGACGACTCTGGAAGAATTGTCCATGTCAGAGTATTAGAGTCTGGTCGTGGATATGATCCTCTGAGAATTAATTTTATTCCTCAGCAAGATACAAATACTATTGCTCCATCTTTTGATATCAAAAGAATTTGGCAATCGGATCCCAACTCAGAAACCACTGCTGCGTTTACAGTAATTAATGGTGATATTACTGATAGACTCAGAATACAAAGTGATAATAATTTAAAACCATCATATCTTGCTAGTGAAGTAACATATGCTAATAAGGTATTAGTAGATCAAACATTCGATAGGACATTTATCTATCGTGGATCTAAAGATGTCCCAAATCCAGGTCTAAGATTAAAGCAGACTAATAAATCTTTTGGCATCCTTGCAAATGGTGGTCTTCTTCATACACCTGATTGGGGATCAGCAGGAAACGCACCAGTCAATTTTAATATTGATGTAGTAAAGCATCCATATCTGAAAAATATGGATACTCATGATGGTGTTATTGATAATGGGGTTTATTACTATCACACTAGCAACTTTTTGGATGCTTGGCGTAGAAAGAATGATGTGCTTGATACTGGTTTTGAAGAGGTCTTTACTTGGAGAATTAAGACTGAATTAGACAATATCTTAATTAGTGTAACTAATATCATCCAAAATCTTGGGGACGTTGAAGTTGGAAGAACTGTTGATGTTTTAAATGGAAGCACCTCCGCACAAATTGCAAAGATTATCACAGATCAGCAAGGTGCTATTACTAAAGTTTATCTGAGACAAGTTACTGGATCTCCACTTCAAGTTGGAGATGTTTTAGTTGGATCTACAGGATTCAGGATGACAGTATCCGATGATCCGATTTTATTTCCAAACGGTATTTTTTATATCGACTTTGGTCCTGAGGCACATGAGTTTGGAGACTTTATTCCAAACACATATTATCTTTCTCCACAAAATATTCAGGTACAGAGAAATTACTTGATTATTTGGGATCAATCTGATCCAAGCAATATTGGTCACCCAATGCAATTCAGCACTACTCCCGATGGGACGCTGAATCCTACTCCTGGCACACTGTATTACAATAGCACTGGTGCTTCAAATGCTCCTGCTGCGGACTATGAGCAGTTGTATCAACCTATATTCCTCATGCATGAGGATGAGACTAATAGGATCTATTACTACTGCCAGCATCATCAATACATGTCTGGTTATACAGGTGATGAAGGTTATATGATCCTTGATCCTCAAATAGAAGAGGAGGAGATGGAAAATGATTATTATATCTACAATTTCTTTACAAATTCAAACGGTGATCCTGAATATGATAGACATCCTGATGGACACTCAAAAATTCTAGGATTATCTTTTGATGGATATCCAATTTATGGACCATATGGATATGATGATAATGGATCTGTAATTAATGTAAGATCTTCTTTTAGATTTAAGCAAGGTGTTGAAACTGATGGTAATAGACCACAAATCAACACTGTCGAAACAGTAAATTATACAGTTACTACTGTTAATGGTGAATATTATATTGATGGATCGAAACCATCATTCTTATCTCTTGGTAGAGGAAAGACATATGTCTTTAATTTAACTGATGCATCTAATGCAGGAGCACCATTCTACTTTAGTGAAACTTCTGATGGCACACATGCTTCAGGAACTATTTTTGACTCAGGGGTCCAGTATTTTATTGATGGATCTCAAGTAACAGAATCAGTTTATACAGCACAGTTTGCTACAGCTACTAGTAGAGAAGTTAGGTTTGCTCCAAAAGTAGATGCGCCAAATCTTCTGTATACTTTCTCTACAACTGCATCTCTATATGGATTCAGATGTGTCCAAGAAGGATATGTTTTAGGAGATCTAATTCAAGATTACATCTACGATGCTACGGTGGGTGATTTGGATGAATATAATGGTAGATTTGCAGTAACTCCAGAATATCCAAATGGCACATACGCATACTTTATGTGTATTGATGATAATGGAGATCCTGAATATCCTTATGCAATTGGTCCTGAGATGTATGGTATTCCATACTTCCAGAATAGTGAAGTGCCTGCTGTAGTTAATGATTTTGCTGCGGGAGCAGAAGGAAAAGTTGTCCTTGATAATCAGGGACGAGTTTCTTACATTAATATGATTAATACTGGTGATGGTTACTTTGGAGCAACCAGAGCAGAAATCTTAGGTGGAGAAGGTAGCGGCGCTACTACAAATCCAGGTACGCAGAGTGTTACCAGTTTGGTGCTTTTGAATGAGGGCACTCAGTTTGCAACACCACCAACACTGATTTTTGAAGGTGGTGGCGGTGAAGGTGCTAGAGGTAGAGCGAAAGTTGATACCACTGGTAAGGTTACTAGAGTCAGCATGATTGACGAAGGTGATTTCTATCTTGAGCCTCCATATGTATTATTTACTGGTGGTGGCGGTGAAGGTGCTAAAGGTGTTCCTATCATCGACCAAGGCAAGGTTACTGGTATTGAAATTACGGATCCTGGTCAAGGATATACGTCACCACCAAATGTAATCTTTACCAAGTTGGTAAATCTCAAGAGAAAGGTCAACTCTAGACAATCATTTAACTCTGAAGCATATTATCAAACTGGTCTAGTAAAAGCACTAACCTCTAATGATGATGAAATTTTTGTAAGAAGCACTAACGGATTCCCAGGATCTGGAGATCTAGTTATCAATAATGAATCTGTATTCTATACAGGTAAGACTTTCAATAGTTTTACTGGTGTTACTAGAGGCACGACTTTTAAATATGATCAAAGAGTTGTTTTAGACTTATCACAAAACGACCAAGACGGTATATCTCAATATGAATTTAACGTTGGTGATAGAGTAATTCGTAGAGTCGAAAACTCTAATAATAAAATTGCAAAAGTTTATGATTGGAATCCCAGCAATAGAGAACTTCTAGTTACGTTTGAGGTTGACGAATTAGCATTCATTGATGGTGGTATTCCTTCTACTGAAGATGCTACTGTCCAATTTGATGCAGGGATTGCAAGTAGCAGCGGACAGGAGCAACCTCATGTCCTTGTAGCAGAAACGGGATCAACAATTGCACTATTGACGAATCCATTATCTACGTTAGTTGATTTTAAATTTGAAGATGATGATGAAGGTGAGAATAATGAAGGTGATGGCATTCCCGATCTTGTCAATACAAACACTGATTATCTGAATCAAATCAATCTTGATGGAGGTATCTACAGCTCCCTATATGGTATTGAAGAAACATTTGGTGGTCAAAATACAACACTATTCCAAGTTGGAGATCAGGTAAAAGATGCTGCTATTCCAGTTAAGTTTGCAACTATTATTGAAGCAGGTGCTCTAAGTGAGGGTGTCCCACACGAAGCACTTATTGAAATTACATTGGATACTGATGGTGGCAATGGACTCAACTACAGCACAGGTGAATTGATTACTGGTGAGGAATCTGGAATTACTGCAAGAGTCGTTTCTTGGTTCTCCAGCACAGGTGTATTGACTGTTAATCAACTCACACCATACTTTACTGGTGATGTGAATCTAGGAAACGGTGGTTACTTGTATAACTTCTCTGTAGATAGCACCATTGTAGACTTTATTGTCCAAGATCCTGGTATTAACTATTCTGCAACACCAACTATTGCGATTGAAGCAATCGGAGATGTCCCTGCAGTTGTGACAGCTAATATGACCACTGCTGGTGACCAGATTGCATCAGTAACTGTTACTGATGGTGGATATGGATATCCTGGTGAAGTGACACTGGGTGTTTATCATCCAACTGCAACTGTTACTCCTGCTGTTGGTGATACAACTGGCACAGGTGCAGTTGTCCAAGCAATTTTGGGTGGTGAAAGAATTGTTGGTAATGCGGGTGCAGCTTACAGAATTAAGTCGGTTAAATCAACCACCTTAATTAGAACCACAGACAATTATTGATAAACAACATAAATAAACAGGAGGACCAGAGACCTAGGAAATGGCAGCTTTACTTACTGATCAATTTAGGATTTTCACATCCAGAAAATTCATTAAATCGCTTGAGGGTCCTATTGCGACTCAAAGCGATGCTGATGCTGGTGATACGAGAGATCGTCTATACATCTTCATTGGTAGACCTCAATCATGGGATAATGAAAACTCACCACCTCAAGCGGTTGACTCTTTCTTAGAGTTTTCAAATTCTTATGATGACTTAATTTCTCTTAAGAGAGTTTTGGCATCTGATACTATTCAGGTTGCTCGTAGAATTGATTGGGTTTCTCCCGAGCAAACTACAGGTGGATTGGGTTATACCTATGACATGTATCGTCATGACTATTCTCCCACAAAAACTGCGTCTTCTGGTGCAACGAAACTGTATGATTCCGACTTTTATGTTGTGAATTCTCAGTATCAGGTCTATAAGTGTATTTACAATGGCACGTCTCCTTCGGACCCTAACGGAAAACCATCCACGGTTGAGCCAACTGGCACTTCTACTTCTATTATCTCTACTTCTGATGGTTATCGCTGGAAATATCTTTACACCATCCCTGTTGCTTCTGTTTTGAAATTTTTCTCAACAGACTACATGCCTGTTTTTATCAATGATGCAGTAAAAACAAACGCTGTTACTGGTGAAATTGATACTGTTGTTATCACATCTGCAGGTAGTGGTTATAATAATGGCACCTATGACAACGTTTCTATTAATGGTGACGGCACTGGTGGTCGTGTTTCTATCGTTGTAGATGGTGGTAAAATTATTTCTGCTACTGTAACCTCTGGTGGCACGGGTTATACCTTCGGTAAAATTAGTGTTGACAATATTACAGGTATTGGCACAGGAAACAGTGCTCAAGTTGACGTTATTATTCCTCCCCCAAATGGTCATGGATTCGATCCCATCATTGAGATGGGTGCATATCGAGTAATGATTAATGCTAAGTTGTCCTACGACGAGGGCGCTGGCGACTTCCCAATCGATAACGATTATCGTCGTATTGGTCTTATCACCAATCCTCTAAAGTTTGGCACAGAAGAATTGATTTCTGACTTGACCATTTCTGGCACAAAAGCAGTTATCTTTAATCCTTCATTCCAAGGTAATTATTCTCCTGACGAGATTATTACTCAAACTCGCACGGTTGGTGGACAGAGTGTTACTGCTCGTGGTCGTGTTATTTCTTGGAATCCTACAACTAAAGTTTTGAAGTATTATCAAAACTCTGTTGATGGTATTTTCCCTGAAGTTACAGGTACTCTAAACGAGTTTGATGGATCGAATATTATTAATGGGGCAACTTCTGGTGCTGCTGGTCAACCAGATGTAAACTTCCCCACAGTTCCTAATACATCATCTAGAGTTATTAACAATACTGAGTATGATCTTGGTATGAAATTTAACAGTGGATATGCTAAACCTGAGTTGAAATCAGGCACAGGACAGGTGGTCTATATAGATAATAGACGTGCGATCAGTCGCGCAAATGACCAAGTAGAAGACATTAAAATCGTAATCGAGTTCTAAGATGCCCCAGAATACTAACCTCAACGTAACTCCTTATTACGAGGATTTCGATAAGAATAAAAACTTCTATAGAGTTCTTTTCCGTCCTGGATTCCCGATTCAGGCTCGTGAATTGACGACTATGCAGTCGATTCTTCAGAATCAGGTAGAGTCAATTGGCACGCACTTCTTCAAGGATGGTGCGATGGTCATCCCAGGTCAAGTTGGTTACGATCTAAATGTCCAGGCAGTGCTGTTACAGGAATCTTTCCTCGGCACAGATGTTGAGAGTTACAGAACTCAACTAGAAGGAAAGATTGTTGAGGGACTAACAACAGGTATCAAGGCAAAAGTCCTTTTCTCTCTAAGTGCAACAGATTCGGAAAAGGGTTATATTACACTATATGTAAAATATATTGACTCTGGTGACACAACTTCTGAATCAACTCTAAAAACTTTCCAAACCAATGAGCAGTTAATCTCTGATGATGAGATTACATTTGGATCTACACTTATTGAGGTTGGCACTCCATTTGCACAGTTACTTCCAGTTGATGCAACTGGCGTAGGATCTGTTGCATATATTAGTGATGGTGTTTATTTCATTAGAGGACACTTTGTTGATGTCCCTACATCTTATATTATCCTTGAGCAATATTCTAGTAGTGCTTCTTATCGTATTGGTCTGGAAGTTTTTGAATCAATTATTACTCCAGAAGATGATGAGTCTCTCAATGATAATGCAGCAGGCACTTCAAACTATGCTGCTCCAGGCGCTCACCGTTTAAAAATTAGCACTCAGTTTGTCAAGAAGACAATTACTGATGAAGCAGATAAAGATTTCCTAGAATTACTCAGGATCAACAATAGTAGAGTTGAAAACTTTGTAACTAGGACAGAATATAGTGAGTTAGAAAAAGCACTCGCTAGAAGAACTTTTGAAGAAAGTGGCGATTATGTTATCGACACTTACAGCGTCACGATGCGAGAGCATCTTAATGATGGTTTCAATAACGGTGTCTACAATAAAAACGAAAAGTCTAGACAAGGAAATACTGCTACAGAAGAAAAGTTAGCGATTGAAATTTCTCCTGGTAAGGCATATATTAGAGGATACCGTAACGAGTTTATTGCTCCTCAATATGTTGATGTAGATAAACCCAGAGATTTTGATTCAGTCCAAAACTCTATCATCAACTTTAACTTAGGCAACTTCCTGAAAGTTTATGATGTATATGGTTGGCCTGAAATCACTGGTGATGGTGTTGCATCTGCATATCAAACAATTGAATTGTATGATGATTGGACTGTAAATGCTACTTCTACTCCCAAGTCAGGTGCTAACCTTATTGGTAGAGCTAGACTTATTCAGTTGCAGGAGGCATCTACTGTTAATGCAGGCACAAATCCATTTGCACCTGATGGTAATGTTGACGAACCTATCTACGATATGTGGTTCTTTGATGTCCAAATGTGGACAGTATTAAACATTGCTAATGCCGTAACTCCATATGCTACTAATACCAGAATTGCTGGTAAGACCTCTGGTGCTTTCGGTACTATTGCTAATACTGGAAACAATACTCACTATGTCTATCTTGAGCAAGTTAGTGGTGAGTTTATCAATGGAGAAATCCTTCAAGTTGATGGTATTGATGTCGGCACACTAGAAGCAGCACATACTTTCAGTTTGACTGATGCTAGATCTGCTTTCGGTCGTAATGCTACCCAAAATATTAGATTTGGTTGCAATCTTGTCCTGAATGATGCAAGACCTATTGAATCTTCTACTATTAACGTTGACGTTGGTAGTGATAGTGAGCTTACAGGTTTCCGCACTAGATTTGATAAAGATTTGAGACCTGGAGATGTTGTTACTCCAACAATTTCTGACTATACAGGTAATAATACAGTTCGTATTGAGAGAGTTGATCCCACTGCAATTGCAACTACAACCCTCAATAAGAAGTCTACAGTTGCCGATGCAGATGTTATCTTTGATTATGCAGATCAAATTGCAGCACTCGACACTGCTCTATCAGTAGGCACAGTTACCACTGATGATTACAGTGAGTTGGTAAGACTACGCCCATTTGTTTTCCAGAAAGATTATCAAAACGGCGAATTGTCATTTGACCTTCCTGAAGATCGAATGAAATCAATTAGTGATGAATCATTCTTTGTTTACAGAAACTTTGCAAATAAAACTGTAACTTCAGGATCTATTACATTTACAGTTCCTGAAACGGAATCCTTTGCAGCATTAAACTCCGAAAACTATATTCTTACCATCGTTAACGATAATGGTGACTCTACTTGGACTAATGGATCTAATATTGATGTTGATGCCCAGGTAGATGCAGGTAATCTCACAGCATCTTTTGGTGCTAACAATCAATCTTTCTCTATTGGTGGTCTAGGTAGCGTTGCTACAGTTACTCTAACTGCACTTGTATCTAAAAATACTGTAGTTAAAAAGATTAAGACTGCTTCTAAGATGAGATCTCTCAAGGTTATTAAGACCCTGAGAAATACTGACAATACTGCTCTTCAGCAGCGTCTACAATACAGCACACTTTTTGGCACTAGAGTTGAAGATAGACAAATTTCCTTTGGTCTGAATGATGTCTATAAGATTCATGCTATTTACGAATCATTAGATGATAACGATGCATCACCACCATATGTAACTCTTACAGAATCAACATTCTTTGCAACTGGCACATTGATTGTTGGTAAAACTTCTGGTGCGAGAGGTCGTGTCATTTCATTTACAAACACCAACCTAAGACTATATTATGTTTCTCTGAATGAGATTGGATTTGTTGCTGGTGAAACAATTGAAGGATTGAATGCTAGCGATGAAGATATCACTGGTATTATCGATGATGCTGATGGATCTATTTTCGCTGGTAGTAAAGTTATCACGGAAAACTACGAGTTGAATGCTGGTCAGAGAACTAATTTCTATGACTGCTCTAAGTTACAAAGACTTCCTGGCACAACTGATCCTTCTAGAAGATTGCTTGTCATCTTCGATTACTTTATTCATGAAGCATCTGGTGACTATTTTGCTGCTGAATCCTATAGCGGTATTCTTTTCAAAGAGATTCCCAACTATAAACTGGATGGATCTATTAAGTTTATTCGTGACCAGATTGACTTCCGTCCTGGTGTTAAGGAATTGGTATCTGGATCTGGAGGAATTGGCGCACCATACTTTGTAAATTGCACAACCTTAGATTTTGCTTCTAGAGTATTTGATACTGCTGGTGGATCGACAATCTTTGATATCATGCAGGTCAATTCGTCCTTCCGTGCAGACTACTCCTGGTATCTACCCAGAATTGATAAGTTGTATCTAACCCATGATGGCAATCTTAAGGTTGTTAAGGGTGTTTCTGGTAAGTATCTGATTCCACCTGGAAACATTGATAACTCTCTTCTCCTTGCAACTCTTGAATACAAACCTTATGTATTTGATCCAGAAAGAGATGTCTTGATTAAACAAGAGGTTATTCGTCGTTATACGATGAAGGACATTGGCGATCTTGAGCAAAGATTGACTCACGTTGAATACTATACATCTTTGTCTATGCTTGAGTCTCAAGCAGACAATACTAAGACATATGATGAAAATGGTTTTGATCGTCTTAAAAATGGATATGTTGTAGACGACTTCACCGATCATACTATTGGTAATGTCAATAGTGTTGATTACAAGTGCTCTCTAGACTTTAGAGAGGGTCAACTTCGTCCTCAGCATTTCACAACTAATGTCGGTTTACAATTTGATGAATCTGCATCTACTAATATTGTAAAGACTGAGGGTAATGTCCTCATGCTTCCATACGAAGATGTGGCAATTATCACTCAACCTTATGCATCTAGGACTGAGAATGTAAACCCATTCAACGTCTTTACATTCATTGGTCGTGTTGATCTAACTCCAGCATCTGATGACTGGATTGATATTGATCGCCTTCCTGCTCGTGTTGAAAACGTTGAGGGTGACTTCTCCTCCGTTTCTAGAGATCTTGGAGTTGATCAAAATGGATTTGCTCCTATTCAGTGGGGATCCTGGCAAACTAACTGGACTGGTGAAACGCTAACTTCTTCAAGTCAATTCACATCTCAGTCTGGCACATATGGTATTGGTCGTCAGTTGGGTCGTGCTGGTCACGGTCAACGTCGTCAAGGTCTTTTCTACCTGCATGAGCGTCAGGAGTTTAGAGTCGTTAATAACCAGGCACGTCAAGGTATTCGCACCAAAGTTGTGCCCAAGATTGAGCGTAAATCTTTAGGTGATACTATCCTATCTCAGTCTGCTGTGCCTTGGATTAGATCCAGAAACATTGGTTTCAATGTTGCTCGTATGAAACCACGCACTAAATTCTATGCATTCTTTGATGGTAAGTCGATTACAAATTATATTACACCAAAAGTTATTGAGCTTGTAAAAAATTCTGCTGAAGATGCAAGAACAAATGAAACTCCTTTTGTTGTCGGTGAAACTGTAATTGGTGAAACTTCTGGATGTCAGATAAAGGTTGTTGCTCCTGATGATGGATATAAAACTAATCCTTATGGCACAGGCACTGAGGCACTTCCCACAACCTACTCTTCTCAGACTGCTTATCTAAATCATGATATTACTGCTATTGCTGAGAATATTTCTCCAGACTTCTTCGGTAACATGCAAGTTGGCGAAATTTTAGTTGGTCAAACTTCTGGTGCTAGAGCAGTTGTAAGAGATCGTCGTCTCCTCACTGATAACGTTGGATCTTTGAAAGGCACATTCTTCATTCCTTCGCCTAAGAATGATGCTAATCCCCGTTGGGCAACAGGCACAAGAAACGTTAGATTCACCACAAATGAAACTAATAGTTCTCAACCTGGCACTGTAGAATCTTCTGCACAGACAACTTACTCTGCAAGCGGCACACTTCGTGTTGTCCAAGAAAATATTCTTGCAGTTAGAAACGCTGAGATTGTCCAAGACACTGTTAGTGAAGAAAGAGTTGTGCAGACAACTAGAGTTGAAGAGAGACAGGTTGGTTGGTATGACCCTCTTGCACAGTCCTTCATTGTTGAAGAGGAAGGTGGTGTATTCTTGACAGGTGTTGAGATCTTCTTCAATACCAAAGACACCAATATTCCTATCTCGATGCAGATCAGGACCATGGAAAATGGTTATCCCACAAAGACTATTCTTCCTTTCTCTGATGTTACCATCACACCTGATGAAGTAGATACTTCTGAAACTGCAGCAATCCCAACCAAGTTTACATTCAGAGCACCTGTTTACATTAAGTCTTCTGTTGAATACTGTTTCGTGCTTCTATCTGACTCTAACGAGTATAAGGTTTGGATCTCTAGAATGGGTGACGTTGATGTTACTGGCACTAGGACGATCTCTGAGCAACCTTATGCTGGTGTGCTCTTCAAGTCACAAAACGCATCTACCTGGACTGCTGACCAGTATGAAGATTTGAAGTTTACGGTTTATCGCGCAAACTTCACCGAAAGCACAGGCACAGTTGCTCTGAATAATAGTCCTCAGGGTAGAGGTAATGGTGGTATTCATAGGATGATTAACAATCCTATTTTGACCATCAAACCAAAACTTCAGTTGCAGTCTGGTCTTTCCAACTCAACTTATACTGCAGGCGCACAACTAACTCAGGTAACAACAACTGCACAAGCAACAGTTGTTGAATATGATGAAACTACTGATATTATCACCGTTGATAATGTTAGTGGATCTTGGATTCAAGGCACCTCAAACACATACAATATCCTATCTTCTCAAGCAATTGCTGTCCTTACCGTAAATACAATCATCGGCACATTTGAAGTTGGTGATACAGTTACTGGTCAAACATCTGCAGCAACTGGTATTATTACTGAAATTAATGGAAGTGATATCACTGTAAATTATGTGAGTGGTCAGTTTAGTGCAAGTGAAACGATTGAAGAACCTGGCGGTGCAACTTGCGTTTTTGCAAGTGCAACTTACAGCGGAGATACAATCGGAGGTTATCTATCTGCTACACCTTCTTATGGAAATGATGAGAGAGAAGTTTTGGTATACCATAGAAATCATGGTATGCATAACAGAACTAACAATATCAAGGTTGAAGGTATTGTATCTGAGATTGGATCTACTACTCTGACCAGTGCATTATCTGCTGGATCTACTTCAATTTCTGTAGATGATGCTAGCGAATTCCATAAGATTATCAATGGATCTGCATATGGTATTGTCAATCCTGGTTATCTTAAGATCGGAGATGAGATTATTCAGTATTCTGATATCTCTGCTGATGGTAAAACTATCACAGTTGCAACTTCGGGTAGAGGAGCAAATGGCACAGATGATGTATCTCATACATCAGGAGCTGTTGTTGAGTGTTATAATTTAGATGGCATTCCTCTAATCGATCTTAATAAAACACATACTAGTATTTCTTGTCCTTGGTTGGATACTTATATGCTACATATCAATGGTGTAGCAACCAATGGTATCAGAGGTGGCGGCAGCAATGTATTTGCTACTCAAAACGTCCAGTTTGAGACTCTAACACCTACTATTTCTACAATGAATCTTCCTGAAACGGAGATTACTGCAAGAATTAATACAACCAGTGCTACATCTATTGGTGATGGATCTGCTAATGTTGATCAACAATCATTCATTAATGATGGCACATATACGCCTATCACTCTGAATGATCTCAACTTCTTTGATAATCCAAGAATGATTTGCTCTGAAATTAACGAGCAAAACAAACTGAATGGTGGTAAGTCTCTTACCATGTTGATCGATCTTTCTACAGAGAAGGCAACCCTTTCTCCTGTTGTTGACCTTGACAGATGCTCATTGATTACAACAACTAATCGTATTAATGAATGGCCTGGTGGACCCGATCCATATGGTCAACAAAATAATATTGATCCTACTCAGGATGTTTCTACATTACCATTCGGTGATCAAAACGATGCGGTTTATGTAACTCGTTTGGCGAGATTGATTAGAGAGTCTAGATCTATTAGAGTAGACTTCCAGATGTCTCGTCCACCACAGTCTGAAGTGAAACTGTATTACAGAACTTTCAACACAGGTGATACCGCAACTCCTGAAGACCTTGGTTGGACTCTAATGCCAGCACCTCTTCAGTATGATTCTTCTCCTTCAGAAGAAATTCTTTGGAAAGATTATTACTACGAGGTAAGTGGTTTGAATTTCAATGCATTCCAAATCAAGATTGTAATGAGATCTTCAAACCAGGCAAGAATCCCACTAATTGCTGACCTTCGTGCTATTGCTCTCGCAACCTAATGAATGACTTTGAAGATCTAATTCCTGTTGATGGAAAGGAGGGGTGGTATAGAGACCCCTCCACTAATGCTATTGTAAACGGAAACAAATCCGAATATGATAAATATATGGCATCCTACAATGGACGCCAAAAAGCGAAAACTGAGAAAGAGACTTTACAAAAAGAGGTTTCTCAGTTAAAATCTGAAATGAGTGATATCAAGTCACTCTTACTAACGTTAGTCCAAAATCAAAATAAACATCATGACGATTGAAAAGGTATCCCAAGATGAAATGCTTGGGCAGTTTAAAGAGCGTTTTGCTGCAGTTGTAGAAGAGAATAAAAAACTTGCAGAAAAAATTAAAGAGAATGAAATCACTGCCTTGAAACTTCAGGGTGCGATTGAAACTCTTGAATATTATTCGGAGGAGCAAACTATGTCCGCTCCTCCAGATGAAGAAGACGCAGAATGATCAAAGGGGGCGCAAGTCCCCTTTTTTAATGGCATAAATAACTCAGAAGCATTTTATCTGTACGGGTTGTCGTAAAAAATGGCAAATAGAATTCAACTAAGAAGAGGTGGCGCTCAGGAATGGGCAAACGCAAACCCCACACTTGCTCAAGGCGAATTAGGGATCGAGCTGGATACGGGACGTATCAAAATCGGTGACGGTGTTTCCGCGTGGAATACACTGAGATATGAGAGACCTCTTGAAGCAATCTCAAACACAGCAAATACTCTTGTTAAACGGGATGCTGATGGCAACTTCCAAGCAGGTGTTATCACCGCTACTCTTATTGGTAATGCTTCTACCACTTCGAGACTTGCTTCTCAAAGACAGATTCTACTTTCTAGAGACGTAGAAGGTTTTACACTATTTGATGGTGGCGATAACGTTGAGATTCAAACCAATCTCAAAATTATGCCTGACTTGCTGCACTATGATGGCACGCAAACTTCTTCAGGAACTTACACTAAAGTTACAGTAGATGCTAACGGTAGGGTTAAGCAGGCTGTAGCACTTTCCAACATGACCCTTGCGGAATATGGGTTGAATGGAACTACAGTTGGTGAAGACGCACAAGCATATAATCTAGATCTGCAGGCAATTACAGATCTTACTACAAACGGAATTATTATCAGAACTAGTCCTGGTAATATGACCACCAGGGCAATCACTGGTAGTGCTGGTAGAATCAGTGTTTCTAATGGTAATGGTATTAGTGGCAATCCCGCACTTGATCTAATTGATACTACTGTTGTCCCTGGTGACTACAATACTGAGTCACTAACATCAATTGCAACGGTAGGCGGTAATAATGAGCCTTTCGGCACACAAACTGTAAACGCTACGAAATTTACAGTTGACCAATATGGTCGTTTAACAAGTGCAACAAATGTGCCTATTGCTACTGCTACTGAGGGTAGTAAGTATGCTAACTATGCTGCAGGGACTGCTTATGTCAGATATGACATTATCCAAAACGCATCGAAGGTTTATCAAGCACTTACATCAATTAATGCTGGTGCTGGCGCTCCTACTCATTCCAGCGGCGATTCTGGAGGTTGGCGCTACCTCGCGGCTGAAGCAACGGAACAGAAGGGACTGGCTAGTTTTGCACAGGAAGATTTCGATGTTGACAGCAACGGGCATGTCACCATCGCCGCCGCAGGAGTAGATAATACTCAACTTCAAAATAATAGACTCATCTTTACTGATAGAAACTCAGTACAAGAGTTTGAATTAGATAATGAGCTTACTGCTACTGATGCATATGATGGATTTAATTATCTCAACTATATTAAAATCAATGACACTAGTGGCAACTTACTGTTTGGCGCTAATAATACAGGGGACAGTGGCGCTGGTGAGATTGATGTCAATGTCCGTTCCTATTTTTCTGATCCTGATATTACTCTTGATGGAGCAGTTGCTCAGACACTGGATAAGACTGGGGATGGTAACCTTACCTTCCAGTTAACTCAAAACTCTTCATCTGCTAGAAACCTTAGTATTCTCTCCACAAATGCTGGATCTGGCACAAGCACAGTTACAATCACTGCAGAAGATGTTGTTGACATTGATGCATCAGATGCAAATGGTAAGGTCCATGTAGAAAACGCTAGATTCCAGTCTAACTACATCGCCACAGAGAATGCGACGATGAATCTTGACCCTGGCGATGACCGTGCTGTAACTGGCACTGTCCGCGTCTGGGGTGACCTCCAAGTTGATGGCACTACCACCACTGTAAACAGCACAACCCTACAGGTCGATGATCCTGTCATCACTCTGGGTGGTGATACTGCTCCTGGATCTGATGATAACCTCGATCGTGGTGTTGAGTTTAGATATTATGATTCTCAAGCACGCTTAGGTTTCTATGGTTGGGATACTAACTACACTGATTTGGGTGGTCATGAAGGTGGTTACCGTTTCCTTCATGCTGCTACAAATTCTTCCGAAACTTTTACTGGCACTGATTCTGGTATTATTGCTGGTAATGTAAAACTCACCACTAACACTAACTCTACTTCCAACACAACTGGTGACCTTGTAATTGCTGGTGGTGCTGGTATTGGTCAAGATGTTAACATCGGTGGTCTGGTTGATATTGACAGCACCCTGCGTGTCCATAGCACCTCTCGTTTCGATGACAACATGGTCATCCAAGGTGCGTCTAAGACACTACAACTCAACAATGGTAGCGGCACCACTAAGGTAGAATTCCAATCTACAACTGGTAACGGATCTCTTGCTGGCATCCTAGATGTAACTGGCAACTTCAATGTCAATAGTAATAAATTCAATGTTGTTGCTGCTTCTGGTAACACTACTATTGCAGGAACTCTGGGTGTTACAGGTCAAACTACAGTAACTGGTGCTACTGATCTCAACAGCACTTTGAATGTTGCTGGTGATGTTTACCTCGAAAGCACAAATGACATCACCACTGCTAAGAATGGCACAACTGGTGAATGGGAGATTCAATCTAATGACTACGGTGCTCTCCGTCTTGATGGTGGTTTCTATGTGGCAGGATCTGGTCTGATTGATGGCACATTGCATGTTAATGGTCCTATCGAAGTTAAGGATAGTGCAACAGAGACTGAATCTAGACTTAACTGGTTGAGAGTCAGATATAGAGGTCGTTTCGGTGACACCTATCAGGCAGATCCCTCTTACGCATCTCACAACAACTCCACCATTAAGGCACATGGTGGTGCAGGTATTATGAAATCCCTGTATGTTGGTGCTACTGGATCTGGTGAAAGATTCTCCGTTGGTAAGAAAAACTCTGGAGATACTGAGAAGTTTACTGTTATTGGTGCGACTGGTGATACTACAATTGAAGGCACATTAACTGTTAATGATAATGTAAACTTCAACGGCACCTTAGATGTTGATGCAGACTTCGCTGTTAGAAATGGCACAACCGACAAATTCTTCGTTGATAATGTAACTGGTAACACCAACATCGAAGGCACTCTGACCGCTGATGGTCATACTGAGTTGAATTCGACCTTGAATGTTGATGCTGCTACAACTCTTGGTAGCACACTCACAGTAACTGGTAACTCCGAGTTTAATGGCACTGTTGATGTCGATGCCAACTTTGCAGTTAGAAGTGGCACTACTGACAAGTTTACTGTTGCTTCCTCTTCTGGTAATACACAAATCGATGGCACCTTAACTGTTGATGGTGAAACCAGAATCAATGATACTCTTAGACTTCGTGCTAATAACGAATCCTTTATTGTTGAAAATGGAAGTGGAGTTGATAAGTTTACAGTTGATTCTGACAACGGCAATACAAATATCATCGGCACACTGACTGTTGGTGATGCAACTCAGATTAATGATACATTTGGTGTATCTGGTGTTACTAGCATCACTGCAAACTCTCAACAAACTCTAACTGGTAACTACGGTGCGGATGGTGCATTCCGTCTGACGGGTGGCGCTGGTATCGGTAAGAATCTTGCCGTTGGTGGTGCTGCTAGAGTTTATGGTGACGTTGAAATCACAGGTGCAACTACTCAGACTGGTGACCTTGGCGTTGTTGGTAAAGTTGATATTACTAACACTTCTGATGCCACATCTTTTGCAGATTCTGCAGTTGCTCTTGCAACCGATGGTGGTCTTAGAGTAAGCAAGAATGCATATGTTGGTGGTGACTTTATTGTTTATGACAACGCAAACACCAGAAATGCATTCTTTGTTGATGTAAGCACTGGTGATGCAGAATTACACAACACACTTACAGTCGGCGGAAACCTCATTGTCAATGGCACAACCACTACAGTCAACAGCACGGTCACTACTCTCGATGACCCTATTATCACTTTGGGTGGTGACACAGCACCAGCGTCTAACGATGCTAAGGACCGTGGTGTTGAATTCCGTTATTTCGACGGCTCTGCGAAAGTGGGTTTCTTCGGATATGACAGATCCGCCAACCAATTCGCATTCCTGACAAGTGCAACAAACAACTCTGAAGTTCTTGCTGGCACAGATGGTGCTCTTCGTGCTGGTTCTCTTAATCTTACTGGCACTGGCACGATTCTTGATGTTGATGCCGATGCCAACATTGATGGTCAACTGACTGTTGATGGTCAGATCAGATCTCAGGTTTCTTCTGGTCCTGCTCTGGTTATTCCAAACACGACTAAGATTAATAACCTGAATGCTGATTTGCTAGATGGTTATACAACTGCTAGTGCAAACACAGCATCTACAGTTGTTGTTAGAGATGGTCAAGGTGACTTTGCTGCCAATATCATTACTGTTGCTTCTGGCACAGGTGCTGGTGCTGGTATTCAAGGTAATGCAACTACTGCTGATGCACTCAAGACTGCAAGAGATATTACTCTTGAGGGTGTTGTTACTGGCACAGTATCCTTCAATGGATCTGCCAACGTAAGTATTACAACATCTTATAGTGACAGTGATATTACTGCTCTTGCTGCACAGGTTGGCACGGGTCTTGTTACAAGGACTGCTACAGGTGTTTATGCACAACGCTCTCTGGCAGTCACTGCATCGTCTGGTATCACTATTACCAACGCTGATGGTGTTAGTGGCAATCCAACCCTTAACGTCGCTTCTGCGAGCACTAACGCGGCAAATAACCTCGTCATTCGTGATGCATCGGGTAACTTTGCTGCTAACGTCATCACTGCATCGTTGACAGGAAATGTCACTGGCAACGTTACAGGTAATGTTACTGGTGATGTAACTGGAGATCTTACTGGAGACGTAACTGGTGATGTTACTGGCAACTTAACTGGTAACGTTACAGGCAATGTAACTGGTAACGTAACGGGTGATCTGACTGGTCAAGCAGATGGTGCAGATCAAGTTAAGGTAGTCCAAGCAGGTCAGTTGGTTGGTGCTAATCATTACTTCACACTTGCAAACAGCAACAATGCTGTTGCTGCAAATGAGGTTCTCTATACAGATCCTCAGATTTACTTCAATAATCTCACCAATGTATTAACGGTACCTACCGTTGCCGCTAATCTAACTGGTAATGTTACAGGTAATGTCACTGGTAACGTTACTGGTGATGTGACTGGTGACGTAACTGGTGATGTGACTGGTAATGTTACTGGTGATCTAACTGGTAATGTTGATGGTAATATTTCTGGTGAAGTTACACTAGAAGGTACTGCACCATTAACTGCAACTTCTCCAGGTGTTGCTGGTGATATTGTTTATGATGCTAACTACATCTATGTTTGTGTTGCTACAAACACTTGGAAAAGATCCGCTCTCGCTACTTGGTAAACTAAATGTCTGCTACAAAACCCGCTTCTAAAACAGAGTTAAAAAATTATGCTCTTCGTAGATTAGGTTTCCCTGCCATCGACATCAATGTATGTGATGAGCAGTT